AATGTTAAAGTATTTTTGATTAATAATTTTAAAGTGCTGATATTCAAGAGAATAAATTTCATTGTAAAAAATAAACACAAAAACCTTTGCGCAATTAACATAAAGCCCTTATATTTGCCCTATAACGTTTAAAAACAATATAAAATGAATTACTTAAAAATTGATTACGCAAAAAAAAAGGGGGTTAATCCTTCACGAATTAGCCAACTAATAGAAGCAGGTAAATTAGAAACGGTAGAAGAAAACGGACGACAGATGGTTGTTGATTGTAAAGCCAACAATGAATTGTTTAATCGCAAGGCACATAACGCTAAAAGAAAGTAATATGCTAAAAAGTAAAATTCAAGAAACGCTTGACACGATAGGTCAAATTGATTTCGACATCCGCTGGGTTCAGCAGAAAATTGCTAAACAGAATTACAATAGCTTTAAAAAGTCAATAGAGCATCAGGAGAAGATTCAAATGATGGTGCTGGAAAGACTTAAAGAGCGATACAACAAGCAAGTCGAGAAGTTAAAAATTTACTAAATCAAACAAAATGGAAAACAAACAAACAACAATCACAGATGTCAACATTGAGCCGATCATTGAATTGGTGAATGAAGGCGAGGCGCACCAAGTAGGTGAGCAAACAGAAAGCAATATAACATTGCATCCAGCACCTCAACAAGGCGGTGAACTTAGCACCTTCGGCAACAAAGAAGGGTTTGAGCACGCGATGAGAGTAGCAAAGGCTTTAAGTGTTAGCGATCTTGTACCAGTGCAATATAAGAATAACATTAGTAACTGCCTTATTGCTATTGATGTAGCAAAGAGAATAGGTGCAAGCGAGTTGATGGTTATGCAGAACTTATATATCGTGCATGGCAAACCGTCTTGGAGTAGTCAATTTCTTATTGCAACTTTAAACGCGAGCCGTAAATTTTCACCGCTTAGATTTGAAGAAGACGATAAGAACGGTGGTAGATGTAGAGGTGTAGCGATTGACTTGGCAACAGGCGACAAAGTAGAAGGTGTATGGGTTACTATGGAAATGGCACACGCTGAGAAATGGATTGATAAAGCTGGTAGCAAATGGAAAACAATGCCACAATTAATGATGCGCTACCGGGCAGCTGCATTCTTCACGCGTCAATTCGCGCCCGAAGTATCAATGGGTATAATGACTCAAGAGGAAGTATATGATATTACAGCAATTCAATCTAAACCACAGACAAAATGGACACAAGAATAATAGTAGAAGCGGAACAGCGTAGCCCTGATTGGCACGCTGCCCGTTTAGGGTTGTTTACTTCATCGGAAATTTATAAACTGATGAGCGATCCAAAAAAGAAAACGGAAGTATTGAGCGAAGGCGCTAAAACGTACATCATGCAGAAAGTTGCTGAAAGTTTAACGGGAATTGTTGAGGAGGTGCCAGTAAATAAAGCAATGCAATGGGGTATTGACAACGAACCGTTGGCTAAACAATGGCTTTCTAAGATGCACAACTTTGAAATTATTGAAACGAAGTTTACCTACATCGAAGGTATGAATTACGGTGGATCAGGCGATGGCTGGATTCGTGAGATTGATTCTGCATTGGAAGTGAAATGCTTGAACACAGCTAACCATTTAACTGAGATTCGTTTAGCTGAAAGCGTGGAAAGCATTAGACAAAATTTGGCAAATCGTTATTGGCAAATTACAAGCGATGCCTACCTTCGCAACGCGTCTAAGTGTACTTTATGCTGGTTCGATAGTAGAGTGCCGAATGACTTTGGTTTATTCACTAAGACTTGGGATATAGTTACTGCCGATGTTGAATTGATGCTAACTAAAATTAAGCTGGCGAATGAGTACTTTAATGAACAACTTGAATACTTTACAAAACTATAAACTATGAAAAAGGGATACTGGTGTAAGCAGCGCGAACTTGTTACTATTCTCCAAGAGGATAGGACACATTACTTAATAGAGTTCTTCAACGGGGTAAAAATATGCACTGATAAAAACGCGGTGCAGGATATTTATTTTGAAAATAATTTAGAAGATGGAAGGTTATTCTAAATAATTTGTTATATTTGTGCATCTCTTAGCGACTAAGTACGAAAATCACTAAGATATTTAAAAACAGCTTAATCGGGCAGCAACTATAAAGGACTTCGTACTCCTGTCGCGGTTGCTCCCGAAGCGGCTACTTATTTTTATCGGTTTAGTAAAACCTGTTATTATTATGGCTAATGTCAGAATTATTTTTATTGGAAGAGGATTGTCGTTTGAAAAGAACACATCTTTTTTGGAATGCGAGTTGGAAGGACGTGAAATAGCAATCACTATCAGAGACGAGAGTGAAAAACAACCAACATCATTTATTTCCTTAGACAAATCAACAGCTATAAGATTAGCTAAGAAATTGAGAACTGAAATCAGCAAAATGGGAGAGGAGGTTTACAATGGCTAAAGGACTACCTTATTTTCAATTTGAAACCAGCGAATGGGAGAATGGAAATATACAAATGTGTACAAGAGAAGAAAAAGGATTGTTTATAGATATTTGCTCAATGTATTGGTCGAGACTTGGTGATTTACCTTATAAATTAGTTCTTCAAAAGTTATGCGCTGGCGATGCGACCGCATTACGTTCGCTATGCGATAGTAACATTATCGTAGAAATTGAAGGTAATTTATCAATAAAGTTTTTGGATATTCAGCTGGAAGATAGGGGTGCTGTTAGTAAGAAAAATAGTAAAATAGCAAAAGATGCTTGGGCTAAACGCAAGCAAAATAAGGGTATTGATGCGAACGCATTACGAACGCAAAGCGAACGCATTACGAACGCAATGCCAATAGAAGAGAATAGAATAGAAAAGAATATATATAATCTTACAGAAGATGAAATATATTTAGAATCAAAAAAAAATTGGGAGGAAATTGTTAAGCCCAGCAAATGGTTAGACTGGTTGATAAAAAACAACTTTACTACAAAAGAATTTTTGATAGCACGACTAAAAGAATTTTGGGTGATTGCTAACTACTTAGAGAATCCCGATAGAAAGCAATCTAAAGATATTAAATTACATTTTGCTAACTGGCTAAAAACAAACCCACCTAAAAAGGTCGAAGTACCGTTAAGCAATAACCCAGCGCCTTGGGCTAACTTTGGTAAACACGAAGAAGTATGAGTAAATTAATAGCAGCAGAAAACATCTTTGAGCCATCAGAGGGACGCGCATTTGTAGAAGGTTTACGAAGTGGTGCGATAAAAAGAGGGCTTGGTATTGGCGACAAGGTAGCTGACCAGCATTTAGCTTATAAGCCTGAGCAACTTGTATTCATTAACGGGCACGATAACGTGGGTAAGACCGATTGGATTCTGTGGTACTTCTGCGTCCTAAGTAAAAAGTATAATTTGAAGTGGGATATATTTTCAGCAGAAAACTCAATAGGTTCATTGAAAGTGAAGATAGCGCAGTTTTTAACTGGCATCAATATTTTTAAGATACCTGAAATGCAGTTGCATAGAACGTATGATGAAATGAGCGAAATGTTTAATTTTGTCCGCAACGATAAACTATTTGATGCAAAGCAAATATTAGAAGTGAGCAGCGGCACTAAGTCAAACGGCTTACTTATTGACCCGTACAATTCACTTAAAGGAATGGGACTGGGTAATAACAAGCACGAAGAAGATTATGAGATATGCGCTTTGATGCGTATCTTCTGCAAGCAAACACACAAAAGTTTATATGTTAATACGCACTTGGTAACTGAGGCAGCGCGTAAGAAGTTTCCAAAAGACCATGTAAACGAAGGACATTTGATGCCTCCCGAAAAAGCCGATACCGAAGGAGGGCAAAAGTTTGCTAACAGAGCAGATGATTTTATAAGCATTCACCGTATGACTCAACACGCAACAGCGTTCAACGTAACAGAAGTACACGTAAGGAAGGTGAAAGAAACATTAACTGGAGGTAGTGTTACACCAAGAGAAGCACCGTTGTTATTTACGATGAAAGACTATTGTAAATTCACCATTGGAGGTAATAACGTACTTGAAACAACACCGGTACAACAAACATTAACAACTTTAAACCATGCAAAAAATGAAGGATTTGAAACTGAGAGCGTTCAAAAAGATGCAGACCCTTTCCCGTATTAAGATAGCAGAGGAACGAGAAACAGATAGCTTAAGCGAT